GCGTTAACGGTGAGCGCGCACCTATGTCAGGTATTGGCTCACTCGTTACTTTTCAATCACTATTGCCTGGCGTATTAGAAACAGGCGCCCGCACTATTCAGGCAGCCATTGACGTACAGAAAGCGGCAAGTGTTGCAGCTGCTACACCTATGCCAACTGGTTTTATTAAAAATAGCGGTGCTGATCTACCTGAGGCACAAATTAGCGGTTTGTTAGCTGCTTGGAAAGCGGCACGTAATTCACGTAGTACGGCGTATTTAACGAGCACTTTGGATTACCAACAGGTTGGCTTTTCACCAAAAGAAATGACCTATAACGAAAGTAGCCAATACTTAGCTACTGAAATCAGCCGTTTAATGAACGTACCCGCTTATTACATCAGCGCGGATATGAACAACAGTATGACATACCAAAATATTTTAGACGGGCGCAAAGAGTTTGTTGCTTATTCTTTGCAGCCTTTTATTAGTGCAATTGAAAATCGTTTATCAATGGATGATATTACGGCGCACGGTAACGTTGTGCGCTTTGCACTAGATGAAACTTTTCTACGAGCAGATACAGCTGCACGTTTGGATGCAATTGAAAAGATGCTTAATCTAGGTTTAATTGATTTAGAGCAAGCTCAGAGTATGGAACAACTAAGCCCTAGTGGCCTAAATGAAGGGATAAATCCTAATGGAACCAATGCTATTAACCTTTAGCGGTAACGTTGAGGCTGTAGATAGCGGCGAGCGCCGCATTATCTCAGGCAAAATTGCACCGTATGGTGAAATTGGTTATACATCAGCTGGCAAAGTTGTTTTTGCTGAGGGCTCAATCGTTGCAGCTGAACCTAGCCGCGTAAAACTTTTAATGTCCCACGACAATTCAAAACCCGTAGGGCGTATGCAGAGCATTACATCAGCTAAAGACGGTTTATATGCCAGCTTTAAAGTTAGCTCATCATCCCGCGGTTCAGATGCGATTTTGCTAGCCCAGGAACAATTAATGGACGGCTTATCCGTTGGTGTTGAGGTCACAGCATCAAAGCCTGAAAAAGATTATCTCCTGGTCACCGCTGCCACTTTACGCGAGGTGTCACTCGTTGAGAGCGCGGCTTTCGCCAGCGCTGCGGTGCAAAAAATTGCTGCACAAGCTGGACAAATGCCAGTAGATGCAGCTTTATCAACAAGTACAAAAGTTACGACAACTAACACCGTAATAAATACAACAACAACCGAAACCGAAACCGAAACCGAAAGCGAGGCCGCTGTGACTACAGCCCCCGATCAATCCGCACCTGAGGCAGTAGATGCCACAGAGCAGGCTGCACCTACAGTAGAGGCAGCTCGTAAAATCATCCTACCTAGCGCGCTTAACTCACAGCGCCTACGTACACCTATTACCTCAATGGCTACATACACAGAGCATAAGATCAAGGCAGCTTTGGGTAATGATGAGTCAAAGCTATACGTAACAGCAGCTGATGACTCTTTCAGCACAAACCCTGCGTTTAATCCAACTCAGTACCTTTCAGAGTTTGTTTCAAATACAAACTTTGATACACCTATGATTAATGCGCTGAGCCAGGGCACTTTGCCTAACTCAGGTATGACAATTTCTGTACCTTCTTTGGTCACCTCTGCAGGCGGTCAATCAGGTGTTGCACCTGTTGTAACAGTTGAGGCTGAGGCCGGCGCTGTTCAAAATACAGGTATGGTTACTCAGTACCTATCAGGTACAGTTAAAAAGTACTCAGGTATGAACACAATTAGCGTTGAGTTGCTAGAGCGCTCAGACCCTAATTTCTACGCAGAGCTAACAAATCAGCTACAGCGTGCATACTCACTAGCAACTGATGCGGCAGTAATTGCTGACGTTGTTGCAGGTGGTGTACAGGGTACAGCTGTAGCAGCTACATCAGCTGGCATTATCAGCTACGTATCTACTGAGTCTGCAAATATCTACAAAAACACAAGCTACTTTGCACGTAACTATGTTGCTGGCCCTTCACAATGGAGCTTGCTAATGGGTGCAACTGACTCAACAGGCCGCCCTATTTACAATGCTGCGGCACCTATGAACAGCGGCGGACTTTCAACACCTACAAGTATCCGCGGTAACGTGCTAGGCCTTGATCTATACGTTGATCACCAAATGGTTTCAACAACTATTGATGACTCAGCGTTTATTGTCGCACCTGAGGCTATGACCGTTTATCGCTCACCTCAGGCGTATATGTCAGTTAACGTTGTATCTAACCTACAGGTACAGGTTGCTATTTATGGATTTATGGCAACTATCGTAAAGATGCCTAACGGCCTAGTACGTTACAACCTAACCTGATAACAACCCACTAATAGTTTGGTAGGGCTCTTAGCCCTTTGAGCCCTACCAAACCTTTTAAAGTAAGGAGTACACAAATGCCAGCAACCTACGTAACGGCTGCAACACTTAAAGCCTCTTTGGGTGTTGGCACCCTGTACGACTCTTACACCTGGATAGAGGACACCTGCCAGGCAGCACAGGATTTAATTAACAGCTTTTTGTGGTTTGACAGCGCCCCAGTTGTCGGCACGGCGTTAGTAGATAACGTAGCTACCGTAATGATCGCTAACCCTGGCATTTTTACAACAGGCCAAACTGTCACAATTGCTGGCGCTGGCTCAACTTTTAATGGCAGCTATACAATTACAGGCACAATACCTTTTAGCACAGGCACAGCTAATATTTTGCCAGCGTTTAATATGCAGCTTAATTATTGGCAATTTCCACAAGGCTATAGTTTTATCCAGTATGCAAAGACAGCTGCCAACCAAAACTTTAGGCGCGTATTGCCATATGGCACTATGACAGGTGACGATACAAAAACAGCAACGTATGCAAACACACCTGCAATTAATGCAGCTGCTCTTATGCTTGCTGAAAATATTTGGACAGCACGTTTTAGCACACAAAACGGCGGCACAAGCGTTGACGGCTACAGCCCTAGCCCTTTTAAAATGTCGAATACACTAATGGCGTCTATCCGTGGGTTATTAGCGCCGTACTTATCGCCCGCGGCTATGGTGGGATGATGACAGCTGCAATAACAACGTTACGTACAACAATTGCTACGGCTCTTACAAATGCAGGTGTATGGAGCGTTTTTGCATACCCGCCTAGCACCGTATTGGCCAACAGCGTTTGTGTGGCACCTTCAGACCCTTATATCGCGCCAGGCAATAACTCTTACGCCAGTATCTCGCCTATGGCTAATTTTAAAATTATTATGACCGTGCCTATGTTTGATAATGAGGGCAACCTAAAAGGCATAGAGGACACAATAGTAGCTGTGTTTAAAAAACTAGCTGAAAGCTCTATTGTTTTTAACGTTACCGCTGTATCTGCACCTGCTGTATTGAGTGTTGCTAGCGGTGACCTTTTGACAGCTGATCTACAAATATCCGTACTAACGAGCTGGGAGTAATAAAATGGCGTTAACAGATGAGGAAAAAGCATTTTTAATCAAAATTGGGCAAGGTTTGCCAAAGGAGATTAAAGAAACCCAACCTAAAGAAACAACGACACAGAAAGTAGAGGAATAGCCCAAATGGCGATTTTCTTATCAAACGGCGTAGTGGCTACTCTAAACTCAGTAGTGCTATCAGATCACGTAACTAGCGCGACAATCAACCGTAGCTTTGATGAGCTAGAGGTTACAGCTATGGGCGATACAGCTCACAAGTTTGTTAAAGGCCTTGAGGCCAGCACTATCACTTTAGATTTTCTAAATGATGATGCTGCAAACGGTGCTGGATCAGTACGCGCAACTTTGCAGGCAGCTTGGGGTACAACTGTGCCATTAACGCTAAAGCAAACAAGCGGCGCAGTTTCAACAACTAACCCGCTATACAGCACTACAGTTTTGGTTAATAACACAACCGACATTAACGGCGCTGTAGCTGATGAGTCAACACAGAGCATCACCTTCACCTGCAACTCACCAATTGTAATTACAACCGCATAACAAAATAGAAAAGGGGCTAACACAATGGCAAAACTTAAAATAACAAGGGCTAACGGCGAGGTAACAGAGCATCAGATCACGCCGCGTATTGAGTATGCCTTTGAGTTATATGCTAAAAAAGGTTTCCACAAAGCCTTTAGGGATGACGAAAAACAAACCGATATCTACTTTTTGGCGCACGAGTGCCTTAGGGCAAGTGGCATTGAGGTACCTGTTTTTGGGCCATTATTTTTAGATACCTTAGTACGCGTTGAGGTATTAGATGATGACCCTTCGCAATAGTGGGGCGCGGTAACTTTGGTTACCTCATAGCGCAGCTAGCCGTGGAAACGGGTATCGCGCCCCAGTATTTGCTTGATCTTGATGACACAATGCTACGCAATATGATCAGAGTTTTACACGATAGAGCTAAGGAGCTACAAAATGCCAGTAGAGCTAGAGGGGGCCGTACAGCTTCGCGTAGCTCTTAAGCGTTTTGCTCCTGATCTAGCGAAAGAAACACAAGCTGAAATGGGTGCAGCTTTAAAAACTGTAACCCAGGTGGCGCGTGGTTTCGTGCCTAGTGACGGCCAGGTACTTTCAGGCTGGACTAAAAATATATCAGGTATAGAAAACCTGACGTATAGACCTTTTCCAAAGTTCAACGCTGTACAAGCTAAGGCAGGTATTACTTACAGCACAAGCCCTTCAAAGCCTAATAAAAATGGCTTTGTGGCTTTGGCACGTATCCTTAATAAGTCGGCTGGCGGTGCTATCTATGAGACAGCAGGCCGTAAAAACCCTCAAGGCCAACCTGTTTATAAGCGCGTGGGCCGCGTATATCGCACAAGCGGTAAAGAGGATTACCCAACAGCTGATTTTCAGCTCAATTATTATTTACCGCCAGGCGGTGACCGTAAGGGATATAACAACTCACTCAACCCTGATGCGGGCAAACAGTTTATTGATAACCTCAACTCAACTGGCCAACTGGTTAACGCACGGCCCAAAGGTATGGTTGGCCGCCCAACAACAAAGCAAACAGGCCGTTTAATTTTTCGCGCCTGGGCTGAGGATAATGGCAGAGCTAATGCGGCTGTAATCAAAGCCTTAGAAAAGGCATCAGCTATGTTTTATGAACAAACGAAAAGAGCCGCATAATGGCAACTGATCTAGTAATCAATATAGCCAGCCAGTTTTTAGGCAAAAAGTCTTTTGCTGATGCTGATAAAGCTACTAAGAAACTTACAGGCAGCGTTAAAAATCTAGGCCGTACGCTAGGAGTTAGCCTCAGCGCTGCGGCTGTATTGGCTTATGGTAAAGCCTCAGTTAAGGCAGCTAGTGATGATATTAAGGCTCAAAAGTTATTGGCTAACAGCTTAAAAAATGTTGGTTTGGCTTATGCCTCAATTGATGTAGAAAACTTTATAAGCAAGTTACAAAGCCAAACGGGTATTTTGGATGACACGCTGCGCCCAGCTTTTGCCAACCTTGCAGCTGTAACTGGATCAGTAGCTAAAACTGAAAAGCTAATGGGGCTTGCTTTTGATGTATCAAGCGGCTCAGGTTTAGATTATGCCTCAACTATAGATTTACTGTCACAGGCATATGTAGGTAATACCAAAGGCTTAAAAGCGCTAAAACTAGGATTAACACAGGCTGAAATTAAGGCTATGTCCTTTGATGAGATAGTAGATACGCTCAATCAAAGATTTAAAGGCGCAGGTGCTATTGCCCTTAACTCATATACGGGCCAAATGGATTTACTTAAAGTATCTGCCTCTAACGCTAGCGAGATTATCGGTACAAGTCTTTTAGGGGCTATTAGCTCACTAGGCGGTAGTGACGGCATCAGCAAGGTAGGCACACAGATTGAGGGAGCCGCCTCATCATTAGCTAACTTTATTGACAGTATTGTTTATCTCAAAGAGCAAATTGCTAGCATCCCTGGCGCAGGTATTGTTAAAGGTGCTTTTGGCGTAGTAACTAATATTTTAGGCCGATTTAGCCCACAGCGTTTAGAGGAGCTAATCAAAGAGGTTAAGGGGCCGCAACCTTTTAGCCAGCCTATGACTTTGGCAAATCAGGATACAGGCCGTGCAGCTTTGGCAGCTGCTAAGCAAGCTGAGTTAGATGCTATTAAACGCAATAAAGAGCTTGCCAAATTGGCTAAAGCGCAGGCTAAAAGTGCAGCTGACACAGCTAAAGCAAAGAAAGAGCAAGCCGCTTTGGATAAGGCCGCCCTGGCTTTAGGTAAGGGCCAAGATGTTTTCAACCTTGATGCTATTCAAATCCAAGCTGCCTTGTTGGCTAAACAACAGGAAATTGACAAACTAGGCGCAGCTGCGACAGATCAACAGCGCATACAGCTTGCTAATGACCTAGCACGCCTGACAGTTAAGCAAGACATATTGGCGCTAGAGGATGCTATTGCTAATAAAGATGCTGCTGCTGCTACTCGCCTGGCAGCGAAACTAGACAAAGATTTACAAATATTAGGCACTCTACAAAATCAAAGTTACAAGCTGACAGATATTAAAAATATCTTAGATGCTCTTAAGCCTAAAGAGCTTATTGATCAAACTAACCTCAATTTGGCTTTGGCTAAAATTGCAGAAATGATACGTTTGCTAGGTTTAGCTAACGCTCAATCAAAAATGCCAGTTGTGACAAGCGGCTCACTAGGGTCAGGTATCCCAGTAGGCGATTATATTGAGCCTGTATCTAAAGATGTAGCAGCTAAAGCCTCAGTATCGGCAATCCTAGAGTATGCGGATGCGGCTACCGCACGGGCTAATGCCTTTGCAGACCTGCTAGATCAGCAAAACGCAGCTGATGAGGCGGCCTTACAGCTGTATATGGCTAAGTTAGGTTTGACTCGTGATACAAGCGGCGCGCTTCAATCCTTCCGTGCGAGTGAGTCAGCCAGCAAAGTAACGGTAGAGGTCATAGATCGTACAAGTGGACTTATTGAGGTTGTACAAAATGCCGTACAGCAAAACAATAGGTTTGGTAATAACCTCAGTTATGCAGGGGCTATATGACAATCCCAGTAATTAACGCCGTTATTAACTTTAGTACGGGGCCTAGCTTTGCTCAGGCTATGATTTTAGACAGCGGTATCTTAGGTACCAATATTTTGGCAGATAGCGCATCAGTTATTGTTGATGTTTCAAACGTAGTTGACAGCATACAAACTATGCGTGGGCGCAATCCACAGGCTGATCAGTTTCAAACAGGTACGCTCAGTATGCGTATTGTGGATCAAAACGGCGATTTTAACCCTCAAAACCCAGCCAGCCCTTATTATACCTTGTTGACACCTATGCGTAAGGTACAAATCACGGCTACCTATGGAGCAACTACTTACCCTATTTTTGCAGGTTTTATTACAACCTATACAACCACTACACCTAAAAACGCCAATGATGTTGTGTACACAACCATTACAGCTGTGGATGCTTTTAGGCTCGCCCAAAACGCTCAGATTAGTACCGTAACAGGTGCGGCAGCTGGCCAATTATCAGGCACTCGTATTAATCAGATTTTGGATCAAATTGGTTGGCCTGCAACTATGCGTGACGTAGATGCAGGTTTGACTACGCTGCAAAATGACCCAGGCACAGCCCGTACAAGCCTTGCAGCTATGCAGACGGTGGAGACAAGTGAGTACGGCGCACTTTATGTAGATGCGGCGGGCTCGTTTGTTTTCCAAGATAGGGCTGTAACGGCTGGCAGTACGGGTAAAGCCCCTGTTTTATTTAATGATAACGGTACGAATATTGGCTACTATGATGCCGTTTGGCGCCTTGATGATACTTTGGTTTATAACTCTGCCTCTATTACACGCACAGGCGGCACAGCTCAAACAGCTATCAATCAAGCCAGTATAGATAAGTATTTTATCCATAGCTACAACCAACAAAACCTTTTAATGCAAACTGATGCTGTGGCCCTGGATTACGCACGGGCCTATGTTGCCTCACGTGCTGAAACCTCTATCCGCTGTGATGCTATCAAGCTAGATTTATACACAGACAATTATAACGCTGGCATTATTGCAGCTTTAAGCCTGGATTATTTTGACCCAGTAACAATTACAACTAATCAACCTGGCGGCTCAACCCTAACTAAAACTTTGCAGGTGTTTGGTGTGGCACAAACCATTACCCCTAACAGCTGGAAAACAACACTAACCACTTTAGAGCCGATTATTGACGGCTTTATATTAGACTCATCCATATACGGCTTGCTTGACAGCGGCGTATTGGCTTACTAAGGAGCAAAACTATGGCAGCTGGATTAGGTTTTAAAACCTTTACAACAGGCGAGGTATTAACGGCAGCTGATACTAACGGCTACCTCATGCAAGGTATTTTGGTGTTTGCCAGCTCAGTTGCTCGCGCTGCCGCAATTACCTCACCACAAGAGGGGCAATATTCTTATCTCAAAGACACAAATGCCCTCCAATATTATGACGGTGCTGCCTGGGTTGGCGCGCCTGTTGGTGACATTACAGCTGTTACAGCTGGTACTGGTATTAGTGGCGGTGGAAGCTCAGGCGACGTAACAATTACTAACTCAATGGCAACGGCTATAGATGCAAAAGGTGATTTAGTAGCTGGGACAGGTGCAGATGCTTTTGCGCGCCTTGCAGTAGGTGCAAACGATTTGGTGGTAACCGCTGCAAGCGGTGAATCAACTGGATTAAAATACACGGGTGGATGGACTTCTTACACACCAACTTATACAAACTTTAGTTTAGGCAATGGAACAGTAACTGCAAAATACATGCAAGTAGGAAAACAAGTCACAATGTATGTACGCTTGACATTGGGTTCTACTTCAACAGTTTCAAGTTATCCTTTTATTTCATTGCCAGTTAATTGCCAAACCGCTGGATTTTATGCTGGATTTGTTAC